GACCCGTCGAGGAGCCCTTGCTTGCCGGGGCCGAACATCGCGGAGGCCACGGGCTAGTCCTCCACGGTCTCGGTCGACGCGATCTCGCCCGACGAGTCGCGGCTGATCTTCGTGCGCGTGCGGCGGAACTTCGGCGCCGCGACCGTCACCAGCGCGGGCGGGATGATCGGCGCGTCCACCTTGACGACCGGCGCGGCGCCCTTCGGCACGTTGACGGTGTTCTCGACTGTGACCGGCGTGGGCGCGACGTTCACCGTGACGTCGACGGGCTTCGCGGCCTCGACCGTGACGTTGACGTCGGGGGCGGGCGGGGCGTTGACGGTGATCTGCGGCGCGGGGATGTGGATGTCGGGGATCGTGATGGGCGGGAGGTGGACGTTGACCACCGGATCCCTCGCGGCCATGGAGTCGAGGCGTCCCGACATCGCGTCGAAGCGGGCGAGGACTGCGTCGCTCGCGGCTGCGACCTCGGCGTCGTCCTTCGGCATGGCGCGAGGGCCGCCCGGGACGTCAGGCGCAATCGGCTCGCCGTCAGGCCCGATCGCCGTCGGGTCGGGCTTGCCCTCCAGCACCTCGGGCGCCGTCTCGGGCATCTTGCGGCCGAGGCGCTCATACGTCTCCGCGGCGTCGAGCATCACGCCGGCGTTGAGCAGCGCCGTCACCGCCTCGACCTCCTGCGCCGGGTCGACGTCGGCGTCGCGCGTGAACGACATGCGCGGGAGCGGCGCCGCGGCCAGCCCGCACGACACGAGGTTCGCGCGGTTCAGCCCGAAGAACAGCGGCGTCAGCGTGCGCGACCACGACGACTCGAGCCCGCGCCGGCGCACGCGCATCAGCGACTCGCTCGTGTCCTGCTCGGTCATCGACCGCGCGTTGCTGCCCGTCTCCTTGTCGCCGCCCCCGCCGAACGGCATCGAGGACCCCATGCACAGCCGAAGCGCCGCGTCGTCGACGTACTGGAGGGCCTTCAAGATCATGTCGAACCCGGTGCCGTCCGCGCCGATGTTCTCGATGGACTCGGTCGCGAGGCAGGCCATCACATGCCGCGCCTTCGACTTCGCCACCGCCTCGGCCGAGTCCTCAAGCAGCGTCGCGTTGTCCTTGTCGGTCGCGCCGGGGCGCTCGGGGTCGACCTTCACGACCAGGCGCCCCTCGCCCCACGTCTCCGCGCCGCGCAGCATGAACTGGAGCAGGTTCGTCTTCGCGTACCAGTACACGAACATCGAGTCGAGGAGCCCCCGCCCGCTGCCGAGCGTCGCCTCGCGGTTCTCGTGGACGTAGCGGATCATCCACTCGGGGCGCGTGACGGGCTTCCACAGGTCCTGCGACGACGCGTCGCTCTGGCGTACGTCGGCGTAGTGGAGCGTGAACGGGTCGCCCTTGGGGTCGCCGACGGGACGCTGGTAGCGCACGCGGCGACGGTCGACATCGCGGACCTCGGTGCAGACCCACCAGTCGCGCGGGATGCCGTCGACCCAGTCGTGCTTCTCGCGACGCCCCCGCACGAGGCCGAACGACGAGCCGAAGAACAGGCCGGTGGCGGCCGACAGCTTCGCCTCGTCGAGATTGTCAATGCGCTCGAGCATCTTCGTCCCGAGCTCGGCGATGGCCTTCGCGTCCTCGCCCCCGGCGGCGGGCTGGTAGCACGACCCGCTCCCCGCCATCGCGTGCATCGCGAGCGTCATCGCGTGGTCGAGCGCTGCGTCGCGCCTGACGACCTCGTAAATGTTGCGCTCGTGGCCGAGCGCGTAGGACGGGTCGGGTACGGGCCCGACGCGCTCCAGGGCGCTTCGCATCGCGGCGGCGAACATCGTCCGCACGACGTGCGGCTGCGCGTTGGTGAACAGCTCGAGGATGCCGATGGAGGCGACGTCTGCCACCCCTAACGGCTACCCCGCCGTCCGCGAGACGCCCTACCTATCCGAACGGCGAGAGGCCCCCGTAGCCGCCGGGAAGGTCGGACGCGCGGGAGGCGGTGACGGGGCGGCGGCGGTCCTCGGGCTCGCGAGGCGGCCCGCCGATGAGCCCCCCGCCCTTCGTGAGCCGGGCGAACGCGCCGCTGGTCGCGTCGACCTGATCCATCAGGCCCTTCAGATCCGGCGTCGCCGTCGTCACCTCGTCGAGCCACGCCTGATTCCACGAGCCTCGCAGGACGCGCAGGCCGCCCCCACGCGCGTAGGAGGCCCACGGCTGGGCACGGACCCACTTAGGCCCCGTCGCCTTCGTGCCACGGGCAGCGAAGCCCATCAGCGCCTTTCGCAGCATCGACGTCACGGACATGCCGGCGCTACCCGGCTCCTCCTCCCAGTCGACCTCGACGGCGCTCCCGTCCTGCTGAGCCGTGGCCCGCATGACATCGGTGACGGTCCCCGCGTCCCACTGGCCCCGCGCGACGTTCTCGACGTAGACGGTCCTCGTCGTGAAGTCGAGCGCCATCTTGACGCCGACCGTGTAGCAACCCGCTTCCTTCGTGGCGGCCATGTCCCAGAAGCGCACGCGTCGAAGGTGCGAGTCGGCCGGCATCTCGTCGACGACGGGCAGGAACTCGCGGCCGATGAGGGCGCCCTGCTCGCGCACATCCCAGTCGCCGGCGAGGAGTCGCGCCCGCGTCACGGGGTCGAGGTTCGATAGCGACTCGACGTACTGCGCGCGGTCGAGGTGCGGGTTGTCGTCGAGGCGCGAGGGGAGGAACACGCGGTCGGGTTCGGTCGAGTCGAGGAACCGAGTCTTCACCCAGTCGTGCCCGCGCCCGCCCGGGTTCGCCGTGGGACGCATCCGAAGCGGCACCCGCGACGACGGGCCATCGCTCGGGCGACGGAGGCGCGAGAACAGGTAGCGGTACTCGAACTCCGTCCACTGCGTCAACTCGTCGGGCGCGATCATCTGGAACTCGGCGCCCTGGTAGCGGTAGACGTCGTTCTCGGACTCGCAGTACCCGAAGCGGATCGTCGCCCCGCTCGGGAACGTCCAGCAGTGCTCCTGCTCGCTCCACCGCGCCGCGGTGTTCATCCACCACGCCTTCGACAGCGGGATCAGAGCCTTCGGTAGATTCAGGTCGGGGAACGTGCGGCGCAGGAGCAGCGCGGAGTATCCCGGGACGTCGGCGAACTGCGCGGCTGCCATGAGCACCGCGACCGACTTGCCCCCGCCCGCCGCGCCGCCGAACAGGACTTCCCGCTCAGGCCTTGCGAGCAGCGCCGTTTGCGTGGCCGTTGGTGTGAGGGGCACCCATCGCGGACGCAGCACCGGCGAGGCCAACGCCACGAGCTCGGAGTCGGTCAAGGACGAGAGCGGCGGCTTCGAGGCTTCGTTCATCGGGCACCGTCACTGTAAGCGGCACCGCGCCGCCGTTGGGGCCGGAGAGCTCGACGGCGGCCTTGTCGCGGAACTCGGGCTTGTGGCGCTTGAGCAGGAGCTCGAGCATCCGGTCGGAGAACTTCAGCACGCGCCCGACCTCTCGGCCCTGCTGATAGACAGGCTCCTCCCACCCGTCCGCGGCGCGTCGCACGGCCTCAGCCTCGAGCCGGTCCACGACGCGGGCGACGGCGGCGTCCCATGCCTTCACGACGGCTGGCGACGACTCGCGCCAGCGGTACGCGGTGCTGCGCTCGATGCCGGCCGCGTCGCAGGCTTCGGTGACGGTGGCGGTGCGCCCCAGCGCGGCGAGGAACCGCCGGCGCCGCCCGTTCGTCGCCTGCGCGCGCGTGGGGTGTTGCGGGTCGTTGCGCGGCTCAGCCACGCCCCGAGGCTACCCGGCGGGACGCGAGAGGCGCGGGTCGACTCCGCGCCGGCGCGCCCGTTCGCGTTTCGCGTAGTCTGGGTCGGCCCACGGTGGCGGGCATGTCGGGATGCTCTGCGGGAGAGCGGCGGGCTTCGTGACCGCCGCCTCTCCGACTGAGATAGTCGGAGACGGAGACGGAGACGGGGCTGGATGCGCTGGTCCAGCGTCTCCACCGTTCCGCTGGTTCGCTGGTCCAGCATAACCAGCGGCTCGCTGGAGTCGCCCAGCGGAATCACGAGTTGCGCTGGCCGCCCTAGCCTCCCCGGCGCGGCGTGCCCGCTCCACCCGCTCACTGGTCGATGAGACCCACGGCTGCTCGGCCGCCCAGTCGTGAAGGACGCTCGCCTCGAGCCACCGCGTCGCCCGAAGAGCCGCCACGAGCGCACCGGGCTCGCCGTCCCAGTCCGCGGCCTCCTCGATGAGCGCGTCGGTGAGGCTTGACAGGTCGCCGTCCGTGTGGTTCTCGCCGGCATAGCACCACAGCGTCACCAGCGCGAGGGGGCCGGCGGGCCCTAGGCGCTTGCGAAGTGCCCGCGTCTTCAGGTGTTTCGGCCAGCCGATTGCAAGCCGGATGTCCCTGCGCCCGTTCGCCATCACGCACCCCCCGTCTGCGCGTCGCTGAATCGTTGGATCGGTCCGCACCAGTCGAGCGCGGCGTCCCCGATCTCCCCGTTTCGGTTCTTGCGGATGACGACCACGGCCCGTCGCACGTCGCTTCCGGCTTTCGTGTAGTAGTAGGGCCGGTGCAGGAACATCACCACGTCGGCGTCCTGCTCGATCGACCCGCTGTCCCGAAGGTCGGTGAGCGTCGGCGGGCCCGGGTCCTTCTCGTCGCGCGCCCCCCTGGCCGACTCGCGCGAGAGCTGCGAC